GACTTCGCGTACTGCAGCGAATGTCTGTTACCGCCGAGAACATGAAAAACCTCGGCATGACGGCCCAGCTTCTCGAACAGGCTGCTAAAGAGGTCGGTGACGTTTATACCAACAAGCAGAAGGTTGAACAGAACGTTATATCCACTCACAACGTTATGCCCGTTCCATCCTGTGACAACGTTGACGAATGGGAAGCTGCTGCGCAGAAACAACAAAATGAGGTTCTTGGTGGATGAATTACAAGGCTGTATGGAAGCCTCTGCCCGGATCACAGTCTCTTTCGCTGAGTTGCCCATGTAATGAGATCCTCTACGAGGGAACGCGTGGACCAGGCAAAACCGCTGCGCAGTTG